AGATAAAAGAAGCAGGTTTTAATCAAGGGAATGTATCGAGAGTATGTAACGGAAAAGCAAAAACGGCTCATGGATTTAATTGGGTTTTTGCAAAAGATGTTAAAAAATAAAGCGGTTGAAAATTGGTATAACACCCTTGATTATATCGAGAAAAATAATATAAAATTTAGTTACGATAAAAAACATAAGTGCAGCCTACCGAATTTTGAAAATGTTAAACTAACAATTAGGTATTTAAATAATTATCAAAAATTTATAGAGTATATTTTGGAATGGTCAAAAGGCCATGAGATAAAATTTAAAGATGGAAAATTATTTTAAAAAAGGACCTTTAAAAGTCCTTTTTTTTTTGAAAAATCGGAGAGGGGGAAGCCCACCCCCTTCCCCCTCTTGCTACGCAATTCACCCCCCTTACCACCCACCACCAAAAACATTTTTTATAATGTCATCTTATCCTTACAGTCTAAGGTAATACATTAGAGGAACTTTCCCTTCCTCTGCTTTTTCAAGCATTCACCTTCCCTAAAATATCTTTTAAAAGGTTTTTAAATAGTGTTTTAGACTTTAAGGATAAGAGGACTTTGTTATCCGTGAGATATCCAACACGGTTAAATAAGTAAAAAAAGATAATGATGTCATCTTATCCTTACAGTCTAAGGTAATATATTAAAAGGAGGGGAAAAACCCCCCTCCTCTTGCTGAAGCAATTCACCACCCCAAAACCAAACCCCACCAACACAGAGTTATGTAAAAAAGTTAAAATAATATTCCTATAATTTATTGATTGTTATAATATTTTTCTTCTATATTAAGGTTAAATCTTAAAGTTAGAAGTTCAAGTTCAAGGTCAAAGTCAAGTTCAAGGTCAAAGGAATGCCACTAAAGGTGGCAGGCCTCATCACGGATTCGGCTCTAAACCTTAGGTCAAAAGATTAAAACTAAGTTTGCTCCTTCTACACGGTTGGTATGTAGTTTTACAGATCGTCCTCTGAGATCCCCCATCTTTCACCTAGGTAATACAGTAACTCCTCCCCATTAGTAGCGCTATCCATCATAAATTGTAACTCCTTTTTCTTTTCCTGTTCCTCGCTCGTAGTAAATTTTAACTTCTTGTTTATTTGGTTATACACTTCCATAGTTTCATCCGTTATTTCAACAGGCCCACGTTGGACAACATTAGCCATCCTATAAGTTTTATCCATTTCCTTTTGGTCATAAGTATCTTCTTTTTGAAAACCTTGCCACAAGTAGAACAATTCATCCTCCCCTTTCAAATGAGTAGAGTTTAACCTCTCATCCAAGAAAGGTGTTTTATTAGCTAGCTTATTAGCAAACCTTCTTATTTTAGTTCCAAAGATAATTTCTGATCCATACTTAGCAGTAGCTTTTAATCCTTCTGAAACATTTTCACCTTTAAGTTTTAAATCATCATCCATGTAAGGAAATATAGCCCCCCACACATTTTTAAATTCATTATCAAAAGAATAACCTCCATCAGATAAAATTGAAACTCCCGAATTTTCTAAAATAGCAGGTAGAACAATTTCTTTAGTTAACTGCCCCCACTTCTCGTTATTATAAGCTTCTTTCATTTGCTCGGACTTAGCTTTCATAACTGCAATAGCTTCTGCGAAGGTTACATCACCATACAGATAATTCCATGCTTGTTGATTAGCAATTCCAGTAGTCAATGCAATTCCTGCACTAACTATTGAAGATCCAAAGTTATTAGAAATTTTCTTTTTAGTTTCTGAATAAGTAAGGCCCAATCCTTCCTTACTAGCTCTTCCAACTAAAGCCCCTCTTCCATTCTTAGCGTATAACATCCTTTTAAGACCTTGATCTCCCATAGACCTAGACCATCCTCTGAAAGTCATTTGCATTTTATTCACATTTCCTTTACCAATACTCATAACTTTTTTTCTATTAACAGGAGATCCAACATCAAAGAACACATCATTATAAAAGGCCCTCATTTTACCCGCCTTAATTTGATCCTCACCGCTTCCAAAGTGTTCAATGTCTGTTAACTGGTTAGGATCTAAATAAGTCCCGTTGCCCTCTATATGGGCCTTAGAATATTTTCTAAAATCTGCATAATTTTCAATATTTACTCCCGATCTTCTCAAAGCATCAATAACTTCATTTGAGTTAAGACTAAAATCAACTGGTAACTCATTCATCATTTTTGTGATACTTGCATGAGCTAACATCTGAGTCATTACATCAGATTTTTCTTGGAATATATATCCATAGTCATTTACATTTTCTTTGAAGTTGTCGAATTTTTCCATCTTACTTTTTCCACTACTTAAATTTCCTTTAGATTTTGCATCCACAACTTGAATTGCGGCCCTAGCAATGTATTTACTATCTGCATTTGCTATCCCTTGTCCTGTTTGACTAAGTGCTAAAATAGAATTAATATTAGCATATTTTGACATTCTTACATCTACCATAGTTGGATTTGTTATAAACTCTGTAATTCCCGATCCCGCCATAACCTTCCATCTAACTAAATTTAATGCCCCATCAAATATTTTTTGTCCCGAAGTTATTTTATTTGAATTTTTCAACATGACATCATCAACTAATCTTCCAAAAATTTCATTGGTTTCATTCAAGAAAATATCTTGTTCTACATCTTGGTTCAAGGTTCGATTTGAGAAATTCTCACTCTCCAATACATCCCTAAAGTCTTTTTTAAAATCCTCTCTTATTTTAAATCCATCAACTTCACCATAGTTTTGTAGCATTGAAGCCCTATGAGCAGTATTATTATAAATATCTGTTATTATTTCCATGTTATTTTTTCTATAAGGAGTATGGAAAAAGAAATTTTCCCCTCCAAAGATAGGATAGTTTTTTGCTATTTGATCTATACCCATAGTTTCAATATTTGTCTTGCCTCTCTCAGATAATCTTGAATTAGAAATATCACTCATCATTGTGTGCATATCCACTGCAACATCATGATATATTTCATCATGGATTTTTTCATTAACTTCATCAGTAATTATATTTCCATCTTTTTCTAATTTTTTCATATCCATCTGATCAGATAATTTTTTTATATTTTCGGGTGTTACTTCTGCTCCATGTTCTACAAGTGTTTGTTTAGAGATATTATCTTTGTGGGCCTGTATAAATTCCCTTCTTTTTTTAGAATACATAGCCTCTACATGATGTGCACCAACTGGATTAGATTTTGTTATATCACTGAGTTTCTTTTTAAATTCGGGCCATGTATCTTTATTGATAATCATTTCTGCATATTCTTCTCTAGGAACTGTTTTAACTTTTACGGGAACTTCTTTCCCATTGACAATTTTAGTTTTTTTAATTTTACCTCTGAATCCTTCGGGTACAACATCATTAGCATAAGATTCAAATTTAATGGTACTATTCTCACCATTAATTTTAACATCATCATTTATAAAACCACTGTTAAAATCTCTCATAACTTTTCTTTTGTCAACTATTGTAGCTAGTTTTCCACCATCACCACCACGAGATCTATTATATATAATTGAGTTATCTATATCGGCCTGTTTTAATAATCTAGCCACATTTTTGTCATTCTCAAGTTCATATAATCCTCCATAAATAAGATCACCATATTCATAAGTGTTCCCACTAAATTTATCAGATTTTATAAAGTCATTAACATTTTCACCTAATAGAATATTATATTGTCTATGGGCCTGCCTAATATCTTGTTGATATTTAGAGTCAACTTTTAAAACTATATTTTCAATTGCGGTGTCATCAAAACTAACTTTTTTACCATACATTTTATCCGCTTGACTAGGGTTTATATTTAATTTTGTAGCTAGATCTGAAACTGCGTTTTCTCTTATTTTTAATTTCTCATTATAATCAGTCATAAAAGTATGCAAGTTCTCACTCATAACTTTAATATGAGGTTTAGTTTCAATTCCTAAGTCTTTATTATTATTTTTTAAATTTTGAATTTCTTGTTCTACAAATGCTTTCTTCTTAGTGAAAACTTCCTCATACTCTTTGTACATTTTACTGTCTTTGTATTCTTTGACTCCATCTTTAGTAAGTTTTACATCAACACCAAGTTGATCGTTAATAGCTTTTAATTCTAATTCCTTAGCCTTAATCATTTCTATATTTTTATTATATTCTAATTGAGTTTTATTATGTTGTTGTAAAAAAGTTGTGTGATCTCCGCTATTGATTCTAATTTCTGCAGAGTAGCTTCCTTCAATACCTGTAAGATTATCATAAGTTTCTTCAATGGTTTTTTGGATATTAACTTCTTTTGCATCTATTCCTTTTGGATTTTTATTAATTTCTGTCATCTGTTCCATTGGTGAAGTAAAACCACTTTTTTTAACTAAAGCAGATGCACCTTGGAATCCTAGATTGACTAATAAATTTGTCATATTTTCTTCCAATGTAGGCCATCTATTTTCAGTTTGTTTAGTTTGTAGATTATCATAAACTAAATCAATAGCCCCTTCACCCAATATAGTTTTAACCACTCCTAGGCCCATACCGGACATAACTCCACCACTTAGTAAACCTGCTCCAACTTCTATTGGATTAGAAAAAGACTCTATTGCTCCAAGAAAAAAACCATCCAAAAGGTTAGGTTGTCGACCATAACTTTTATATATTTCATCTATTTCTTTCCTTTGATTTTTTATCAAAGTTTGACCATCCGTAAGCTCTCCATTATCATTAAAACCTCTTAAAGGATCAACTGTAGCCTTAGCCAAAGATTTGGCCATTTCTCCACCTTTCATTAATCCCAACTCAACAGTTTTTCCTATGATCTCATTATACATTTTTTCAGTTGCTCTCATGTTTTTTATTTCGTTCCCTTGACTATCTATATACATCTTTTTCCCTCCTAGTTATAGAACTTATTTAAGTTCAATTTCGTTTTAGGGCCTTCTTGTTCTACAATTGGTTTCTCTACTACTGGAGTCCTTTCTTTATATTGTATATTTCCTGCTTTAACTTCAATTGCTCTTACATTCCCACCTGCTTTTAAAATTATATCTTCTGTATATTTAGGATCTTCATTTATTCTTATGTTATTATTCATATATAAATGTTCATTGTTAATATGAACTCTTTCAAATTCTCTTACTGGATAATTTTTAATAAGATTTTTTTGCTCTTTTATTTTGTTATCCCACAAAACTTTATTAGAATTATAGGCCCTAGCCATATCAATTATTTTTATAGAACCATCTTCGGGGAAAGGCAAAGTTCCATTTGTTACCATTCCAGTTAAATTAAATTTTAGATCATCAGTAGCACCATAATTTATAGAACCATCATCATTATAAATGACCATCATCTTAGAAAGTTCGCCCGTTATTCCTCCATCAGTTCTCCCATTTATAAAATTAAGAGTTGAAGCTTTACTTTTTACATTAGAGGCTAAATTCATATTCCTAGCATAACTTCCAACAGTGTCCGCATCAATTTTATTTTGCTTCATTTGAATAATTCTATCGTCTTTAATAATACCATTTTGAGAAATTGATCTTAGAGCAATCTCTTTTGCATCTTCATCATCACCTAATTGATTTTCTAACATAGGATAAATAACTTGGTCAAGTATGTCTGCTTCTGTCCCACCATCTAATTTTACCTTAATCATTTGTTGGCTATACTGGCCTATTATCCTATCATCTATTACATTTATAGATTTAAAAGGGCCTTTATCTTGATTAGCTATTTGGTTCATTGAAACACCGTAAGCATTTTTTACTTTAACAGGATCAGAAAACATTTGAGCAGGAGTTATATTAATACCAGTAGAAATGTTATAGGCTCTAAGTTCATTATTAGCTTGAACTGATGTGTTTATACTTCCATCATCTGTCCTAAGATCTTTCAATTTACTGTTGGTTAATTTTTTTTCTTCTATTTGAACTTTCAATCTTTCAATTTCCATAGCATCCTGTTCAGTTTTTCTTTTTTTAGCATTTGTTATTTCTTGCTTTTCTATAAGTTCTAAAAATCCCTCAGTTTTAGCATCAATTTTTAATAGCACATCATTTTTACTAGCTTCAATTAACAATCTAGCATCCTTAGAGTCAACACCCATCACATCTGATGCTTGTTCTACCAATCCGTTTATATTTTCTTTGCTTGCAAAAGTAGATCTATATTTTTTTAAAGTTTCCAGTTTATCCTTTTTAGTTAATAATGGATTAGAAATTGATTTTTCAAAATCATACATATCTTGTTTTATAGCACCCTCTAAAAAACCAGTAACTTTCATATTGTTTATTTCTTCTTTAGTTTTGAAAGGTTTTAATAAATCCGCACTTTGCCTCATTCTTTTTAAATTTCCTGTTCTCTCCTCTATATTGGATGTGGGAGAATTTACCAACATCTTAGCAGTAGAAAATAACGATACTCTTTTTTCTAGTTCTACGGCATTTTCCTGTTCAATCAAAATTTTACTCATGCTAAAAAGAGAATTTTCAGATTCTAATTTAAATTTGTTAATTAAGGCTTCTCTATTTTCTTTGGATAAATCAGAATCACTAATTGTTTTTTGTTGTTTGCCTATCAAACTATTTTTAGAATCTAGCATTTGTTTCCTAAAATCTTCATCCCTAAGTTTTAAAGGATCACTCAACCATTCCTTTTGGAACTCCATATCTTCTATTTTAAAGTTGGTAGATAATTGCTCTTGAATCACATCTTCTTTAGTTTCATACATCTTTTGGCCGATATTTAACATTCCTTGTAGTGCTAGAATGTTAGGAGTTTCACCTTTTAATTTTAAATCTATATTCATATTTTTTAAATTTGGCATACTATTAGCGATTTTTTTTAATATTTCAGACATAATTCCTCCTATTTAATCTTGTATTTATCTACTTCATTTTTTGTAATTGATTTATCTTTGTAATAATTATCAACATAATATTCACCTACTGCTTTTCCTGCACCTGCTAATTGAGAAAAAGTATTAGCTTTATTTTGCTCTAGTACTTGTTTGTAATTATCAGAAAGGGCCTCATTTTGACTAGCTAAGCTTTCTGCTAATTTATAAGTCGATTGATTATATTGTTCTACATTACTTTCGTCTTGTTGTTGTTTATTAAAATCTAAAGTTGATATATTAGAACTAAGATCATTTTTTAATTCTTGCTTAGTGTCATTAACATAAGAACTACCCGATATATTATAAGCTCCTGTAACCATTCCAATTTGACCTAAAAAGTCACTCTCAACTTGAATAGCTTGATTAATAACTTTTGTTTTCTGATCTATAAATGCAAAATTATTTTTATACCAATTTTGCTCGTAAGTTTCTTTCAATTCTTTTTTATTGTAATTATAAAGTTCTTCTAACTTTTTTGATTGTTCTAAAGCATACTTACCTTTGGAAGCCGACACTTGACCACCTATTATTATATTCATCAGTGAACCTGCTACCGCAAATCCTACATCAGACTTAGTTTTTTTTGCCATTTTAAATCACCTCTCTATTATTTAATTATACAAAAAGGCCCATATAAGGGCCTTAGTTTTATTGATCGGAATGAACATCTATTAGTACAGAAATCATCCTTAATTCTAAACTGTCCTCAGTTTCATTAGTAATAATTTCTATTGTGTACCCATCCAAAGGTGGGAAAGATTCATTAATAGAGTATAAAGAAAAAGTATCATTTTCTGTTCCTAAGTTATTTGTTTCAGATCCTGCTATTATCATTTTTTTAAGTGAATTATTTTCATTTAACATATTTACTACAATTTTTTTTACCCTAGATTGATAGTCATTTAATGCTATCCCCCCATTTTTACCACTCAATAAAGGAGGATTAAGTTTTAAAAATCCTTTTTCATAATTTTTCTCAGTTTTATCAAAGAAAAATTCTTCATTAATTAATCTGTTATGGAATCCAAAAAGCAATCCTTCATATTTTGCTTCTAGTTCAATTTTTCTAAACATATTCCCATCTATATTTTTGTAAACCAATATTACATTATCATTTGTAGAACATATCAAAGAGATTTCATCATTTATGAATCCTTTAGAAATTCTTTTTATTCTGTTTTTAGTATCATATTTTTCAACTACAGATTTTAAAAAAGTTAAAGCTCCATTATTATAGATTGCTTGACAACTTCTTAAAATTCCTTCTGTATCTATAAAATATAAAATGTCATCTATAATTATAGTGTTTTCAGTTGCGGGAATATCTGTGGCAATTTTAACGCTAGCCACTGATGTAGTTGGCGACATCCCAACATTATGACCAATACTGTAAATCCCTCTGTTAGTTGTTACCCAAAGGCCCAAAGAGGAGTCTAGTTTTAGAATAGTAGGTTGGTTATTGTTTATTACTGATGGTTTAATGTAGAACGCATCATCAGTCGATACACCATTAACAAAATTATTATAATCAAAAGTCTTAGAATAATATACAGTATCATGAGTTGCAATAACTAATCTGTTTTGAAATACTGCCATGCTAACTATATCATCAAAAAAATTAATAGCTTTACCGAACATCAATTTGCCTTCACTACTTATAGGCGTTATCCCAGTGAAGTAATTAGTCCCATATTTAACATCTGCGGTATCCCCTGTAAAAGTAGCTACTTCATTTCCTAATAGATAGTTCCCTTCATCAGTGTTAGATTGATAATCTCTTAAAATTGCAATAACTTTTTTTTCTACTAAAGTATCAAAGTCTTCCAGTAGTGGGACTCCTTTATACAGTTGATAAATTCTATTTATAACTACATCTGTATTTTTTAAAGAAATTATACCATTTTCATCTGTAATAATTTCTGTATCTTCATAAGTTTTTAGCAAAGCTAATCTATTTTCAGTTCCAACTTTCATAACTTTATAAAGGTCAAAAACAACGGGCCTCTGATCTTTTATTGGATATTTTATTATTTCTGAAAAATTATTAGTTCCTATATCTCCATCTTCTGCAATAGAAAAAAACTTATCCTGTATTGCTAGGATGTTATCAAATAATTTGTTTTGAGTTTTTTCTGTAATATTTAATATACCGTGGGTATAACTAAAAAGTAAGGAAAGATCATCTTTTTTTACAGTGTGAATTTTTGTTTCTGTTATTATTATATAAAATTCAAATTCAGTATCAACTATCAATATTGCTTTTTGATTTTCAAAAGGCATTGATTTTTTTTCAAATTGTTTTCCAAATATAAGAGTTCCTAATTCCGTTATGTAAAAATTTCTTATTGTATGAGCTGATCCATCATAAAGCTCTGTTGACTTTAGGCCCATTATTCTATTTCCAGTTTCACCATACATAAAATAGTTTTTATTACTCCATTTCATAATTATTCCTCCCTTGTAGTAGGAACTTCTATTAATCCCTCCATAGAGGATATTCTTATCCTTTCAGATGTTATTGACTTCTGCAATAAAGGTATCTTATTTTCATAGGCACTAACCGCTTGAGCTATTTCTAAAGCTAAAGACAAAGTTATATACTCCTTCATATAATTAGGTATCTCTAATAGAGGCAATGTTCTACAATATGTAATTTCTAAATCTTCTTGCTCTGAAAAAATGTATTCTCCTATGATATTACTTTTTTCACTAGAATATATTAAACTTAAAAAATCTGTTGGTAGATTATATTTAAAAATTCCATCATCTTCTTGTCTTAAAGGCGGTTTAACTTTGGTAGCATTATAAAGAAAATTATTATTAGAACCAATTTTTTCTAAGAGATTTTCAAAAAGTATTGTTGCTATCTGAGTCATCTTAGTTCTATTATCGTTATAAGTACCAAAAGTTTCGCCCAACTTAAAGAAAGAGGCCGTTATGGTTTTCTCTCTATCTATCATTTTACACCTCTTTTAACATAGTTTCAAAATTATACCCTCTATAACATTGTTTAGTGTCTAAAACTGCTTCAACTCTTTTTGGATGTAGTCCATACTTTTCAAATTCTTCTAATGAAGAAGTAATATAAAATTTTACCTTTCCTCTTCTACATAAATATTTAACCTCTTTTTTTGGTTCTACGTTTTCTACGTTTTCAATTTCAACAATTTCTTTTTCTGATTTTTTAGTTCCTACTGCTTTTGCCATCATACCCTCCTTTTATAAGCTCTTTTATTTCTTCTAATTGTTCCTTAGTCATATTGTACCTCATTATAGATTCCCTTTCAAGAGAATTAATTTTAGCATTTATATTTTCTCTATCTGATTTATAAACCGTCTTATCTACTTTTGTATTTAATTCAAGTTTTACATCACTCCTAACTCCTCTGTACATAGAAATTAAACAAGTTAATATAACAACAACTGTCCCTATTGTGATTTTTGTGTCCTTACCAATACTGTTATGTTCTCCCAAATGGCACACTCCTTTTTTTATTTTATAAAACTCTTTAAAAAAGCAAATTTCCTTATAGCAAAATATCTAGCATAAGCCCTAAGAAAATTCATCCCATTCTTTTTTAAAAAAAACAAGTATTCTTGATCTGCCATTTTTCTGTATTTTTTCCAGTTTTCTGTAGTATCTCCTAATTTGTCATCAATTATATAACATAGCCAGTCATGAACTAATGAGGCCTCTATATCTGCTTCACAATCTATTGCATATGTAGAACCATCCCACGGAGTTCCTTTTTTTAATGTTAACCTAGTTTTACCATCATCATAAATATTTACAGTTTTTCCAAAGGTTTCTTTTATAGTTGGCCACTTATTATTTAAAATTACTCTGTGGGCCTTTTTTAGTACATAAACTGAACTTACTTCTTCATATTTCATAGTTACCCCCTAGACTCTTCAATTGCAAAATGGCCTACATCCCAACTTATAATTTTTCTAGGATCATATCCTAGATGTTTTGCACAATAACTTAATTCTTCGTGAACATCTTTGAATGGTTGTAAATCGTTCCAGTTGCCGTTGAATGTATAAGGGATGAAATCGAAGGCTAGCCCTTTTTGATGTTGGCTTATTTTGTTAATACCATCAAGTTGACTAGCTCCATTTTTAAATTTTTCCATCTGATCTTCTTGAGTTCTGAATCCATCTATAATTGTAAAATCAACTTTACCTCTTGCAAGGGCTAAACCAATTATTAACCCAATTTCTATTCTAACATTTTCTAAACTTTTTTTACTTCTAGTTCCTAGCTTATTCATATTGACCTCCTATAAAGTTTTTTACCTATTCCAATAATTTTTGTTATTTCTCCTCTAGCACGACCGTATGAGGTTCGGTTAATATATAAATTGAACTAACCTTTTCATATTTCATCCAGTACCTCCTTTTATTTCTTATATCCAATTACCTTTAGTATACGAACATCGTAGTACTCTCTACCAACAGTAAAAGTACCTGCTGAAGTGTTTCGAGCTTTTAAAGTAATATAGGAGGTATCATAAAGAACCATTAAGTAACGTAAACCGGAATCCGTCGAATTATCCATGAAAAAATCTATATCTTCCAAGTAAGCAGTATGAGAACACATATATGATTTGTCAACTTTAGAAATAATAAAAGTGAATTTTTGATAACTACTAAGTGGCAAAGGCATAGTTATTACATCGTCAGTTTTAAAAAATCCAAACACTTCATCAACATCACCTCTGCTACTTGCTTTGGCATCAACTTCATTGATAGCATTAACTAAATTATCCTTTGTAGTTGTAATCTTGTCCTCTATTTTCTTTGCAGTATTATAATCTTCTGATACGTTGCCTTTATCTAACTTTGAATTTATATTGTCATTAGTTTCTCTATATAATTCTCTAGCCGTTTCATCTGTAGAACTATACACTGGATTAGGTTTTTTCTTTATTAGTGCCATTTTCTCACCTCTCTTTATTTAATTGCTAGGTCGCTTAGTTTCAAACGACCTAAACAAATTTAGATTTGTTCTTCTTCCGCTACGCTTAATGCTCCATCAGTTACACTTAGAACTTTTCCTTCTTCTAATTCCTCTATTTTTTCAAATCTCAAAGCATTAGCAATTACACCCTCATCTTCTCCTATATAGTAACTATTTTCAAAAATATATACTGTCATTTTTATACCTCCTATATTACTGTTGCATCCGTAACAGACCATCCTTTTGCTACTAATGCGTTTATCGCTGCCGTACTTGCTATTGTACGTGTTAGACCAAATATACTTAATATACCGTTCGTTATTGTCGTTACGTTATTTAGATTTATAACAGATTGATCAACATCATTTGTGGTTAAGTTTGTGTCTGTGAGATAAATTCGTGTTAAAGTTGGAGTTGGTGTTAATATTCCGTAGACTTGTGTACCGTAAAAACTAGCATAATAAGTTAAATTACTTAAACTAGCTATATCTCCTGTTACTTCTGTGTTATTAAAACTAGCATAATAAGTTAAATTACTTAAACTAGCTATATCTCCTGTTACTTCTGTGTTATTAAAACTAGCAGAATAAGTTAAATTACTTAAATCAGATGTTTTTCCAACATAATTTTTATTTGTTCCATTACTTTTAATTGCTACTCCATTAGCCCACAAATTAGAACAATATAAATAACTCGTTCCCGCAGGCAAAGTTTTAACAGGTCTAGTAGAATAACTTATAGTCCCATCTGCTAATTTCCACATAACATCTGACCCACCTTCTATTGAAAAATCCATCAATCCAGCTCCGTGTACGATTGGCAATATTATGTTTCTAGATAAATTCTGTATTTGTTCTGTATTAGCTTCAATTTTTGTGTCATACTGTTCCCTTGTTTTTCCGCTTAGAGAAAGTGCATTTCCAAGAACATCTTCTCCTTCTAGCATTAATTCTACAGAAGTTTTTACTGCTTCTACATCTGCAACAGAACTAACTCTTTTAGCTTCTACACTAGCTATTGAACTATTTTTTTTTGCTTCTATCTCCGCTATTGAATCATCTTTTTCAGATTCAATTCTGTCGACTTGTGTGTTACCTTCTGCTATAACTTCTTCTTTAGTTAAAACATTGACATATTCATTTGAGTGAATGTCTGTTAAAACTGGTGTAATATCTTCTAAAGATTCTATTTCTATAATTGCAAATAATTCATTGTTAAATTCTAAAACTTGAAACATTGGTTGCCAAATTCCTGTTGTAGGTAATTCTTTTTGAAACTTCCCATCTATTGTTTGTGACAGAAAGTAATAATGTCCATTCTCGAATATGTTTCCTTTGTCATCAAGTGAACCTGTAGGTATTTTTACTTTCGAATCATAATATATATAACCTTTATTAGTATCACAATTGACAGAAATTGCATCTGCACCAGTTAATGAAGTAGCTTTTACATACGTTAATAATTCACTATCCCATTTTATAGGTGTGAATTTGTAATCTGATCCTAAAAAACCAAAAGATATAGAACTATTGTCATCCTCTGCCAGTAAGGCCCATTTTGTATATCCTGTACCTGTTTCTATTTTAAAAAATACTTTATTATTAGTTGTATAAAATTTAAATACCTTTTTATTGTCTGATATTGTCACCTCAACTGCACCACTAATATCAGAATCCAACATATTAATTGGAGTATCTAAAAATGTTGTTATATTATCAGTCCACCATCTACCATATGTTAATTCATTTATAGAGATTGTACTTTCGGGAATAATTCCGTTATCTTGTTTTAATTCATCAAATTTATCATCTAATGCTTGTTTCTGTACACCAGTATAATTAAGTAAATCCACCTTGTTAACTTGTTCTACAAAATTATTTAATTCAATTTTGTTAACTTCTTCCACATATCTATTAAGTTCTACTTTGTTTACCGTTTCCACATGATTGCCAAGTTCTAATTCCATATCTTTCTCAAAGTTATCTAATTGATTTTCTTTTAATGTTGTATAAGAATTTAAAGCTAATAAAGCATCTGAAATTTGTTTTTGAAAATCAACTACAGTTATCCCTTTCCATCCATCTGATGTTTTTACCCAAATTTCCCCTTCTTGTAGTGCAGGTAAAATTTTATTTTCATCTAAAGAATCTGCTACGAAAACTTGTTTTTTTAGAATTTCCCATATGTTTTTTGAATCTTCTACTAATTTATTATAGTTGTCTTTTAAAACCTCTATATCAACATCAAATGTTGGATCATATTGACCACCTGTAAAGTTAAGTTCGTAAGCAATTTGAAATAATTCAACAATTGAATTTATTTCTGTATTATTTATTTTTAGAAATGTATTCCCGCTTTCTTCAAAAACTTCATAATCTGATGTAACTAATTCATAAAAGTTCTCTAAATCTTCTTTATAATAAAATCTAGCCTTACTTAAATCTATACCATTAAGTAGATATTTATTATCAGAAGTTTTTATTTGTTCTGATATAAGAAATATAATTTTATTGTTTTTTGTTGAAATACTCATTTTTATCACCTCATTAATAAATTATACATAAAAAGGGCCTTTCAACAAGGCCCTTAATTTTTTTATACTAAGTTTGAAATTTTTGTTATTGATGTAGCATCTAAATTTCCCAATTTAGCACCTGCGGAAGTTCTTGCCCAAGCTTTATACTCATCTTTTCCACTTTCCCAATCCATATTAGCTTTATTCCCACCTTTCCATTGTGTAAAGCATACAGTCATTCTAGGCATGATATACTGAGTTCCTTTAGGAACTGAGTCAGTCGGTATAATAATTGCTCCTGCTAAATTGGTTTTAGAACTAATTCCTAAACCTTTATTATAATCTGCATTAATAAATTTATCTATTGTAAATAATTCTGCAAAATCCACTCTATTCATTATTAAAGCAACATTGTTTCCATGGTCATCATTGTCATCAACTAAAGCCATTGTGTAAGCTACTTTTTGCACTAAAACATCAAAATTTTCTTTTAATGTTTTTGATACATCTCCTGCTTTTGTTAAATTTGCATCATTATCAGTAATTGCTTTAACGATTACATCATCTATTGCCCTGTCAATTGCTCTTTTAAAAGACTTAGCATAAGCAGATTTTAAATCTACATTAGTTTGCTTTAAAGATTTTTCAGTGATCCAATCGGCAGAATAAATAAAGTCTGTAGTTACTACAACTTTTGAAGTATCTCCACCATTTCCAGTAAATCCTGCATCAAACATATCTAATGAATTTTGAGTGTTAGACTCATCTAATCTGTTAAAAGTGTAAGTTTCTCCTACTGAGTTTAACTCAGAGTCACAAAATGGTATCAACCTTGCTCCTCCAGTTTCCGCTAATAATGTCATTATGGAAGCCTTAAATTGGGCTACCTTGGTTGTTAATACATCCATTTTTCACTCTCCTTTTTATAATAATTAATTCATATATTCTTTAAATGACTCTTCTAGTTCTTTTTTATTAATTGCATTTTTCATCATTCCTTTGAAAAAACTTTCTTTTTTTTCAGAGAATTTTTCATCCCCCGAATTTTCAGTTATAAACTTTGTATAAGCTTCGAAAGCTTTATCTACTGGAATATTCATACTAGTTTTTTTAGCGGACGAATCAGACTGTCTAGTTCTTGTTACTGTTTTTTGTTCTTTCCCGCCTTGTTTTTGCATTAGAGCATGGAATATTTTAATTAAATGCGGGTTATTTGCTATTGCTTTGGTGGCTTCTTCATGTTCTGTGCCTTTCAACGAATCCGCTATATACTGTTTAGTAGCCTTATAGTTCCTTTTTTCGACTCTATTTAAGACTTCATTCAAACTTTTTTTAACATCTTCGGGAGTAAGCTCTTTAGGTTCTGTTTTTTTTCCACTCTCTGCAATTTTAATTTTAGCCACATATTCCATCTGTTCTTGAGTCATCCCTAATTCTTGGGCCTCGTTTGCTAACATTTCCAACATTTCAACTTGTTCTAAATTTTCAGGATCATAACCCTCCATTTCTGAAACATTATATTCACCAAAGGTTGGATCAGTGTCAAGTTCCAAATCCCAAGGATCCTTAACTTCGGGAATTATAGGATTACCTTGTTCATCAACAATTTGTTCTACTTCTTGCTCTCCTGCTTGATTTACAATTTCTTCTTCTACAACTATAGTTTCATCTGTCATTTTTGTCCTCCTATTTTATGGTGTCATTTCAATTATTAACTTTTTCCAAGGATCTACCCCTTCGATTGATGATCTCAAATTATGTAGCATAACAAATTTTTTGAAGTCTTCATCTTTCAAATAATATTTCCTGCAAAGTTCTAAATAGATCAATTTATCTTTTTCCCCCACAACAAACACCTCCCTTTCAATTATATAATTATACAATAAAAAAAAGGCCCTAATTAAAGGGCCTTTCCTAATCTTCTTTTATTCTTAATTTTCCTAAATAATACTTTCTCATTTCATCCTGTATCTTTCTCCCAAATACTTCTCTCATATTATCTTTTTTTCTAACCACTGTATAAACTTTTCTTTTGCCTATTTTCCCTTCCATGAGATAAAAAATAGCCTCTGCCATTATTATACACTTTCTCCAAAGATGTTTATTTTTATCGTCTAGGTCCTCTTTATCAAATGTATAACCTTTTTTTTGTTTTGATATATGAAATAACATATTATCAGTTATAACCCCTGTGTCCTTTACACTATCTGCAATTAATCTATATCTGTATTCAGTTTCCTTATCTTTATCATGCACAATTTCAAAAATATCTCTGTAATAATCATCACTCATTAAATCAGTATTTTTTATTACATTAACAACTTTTAATAAAATTTTCTTTTCATCTTTATTAAAACCTTCTTCATTTGCTACTTTATTAAAACTATGTGTTGATGTCAACAACTGTTCCAATCTTTTATCCAGTGTTTCTATGACTTTTACTTCTAATGCTTCCATAATTTTCTCCTCCTGTATTTCTAAACTTTCTTTCATAGCCGAATATAATAACGTTTCAGCATCTTCTAATTTTATTGTTTTAATTGGCATATTCATTTCTGCTTCTAAAAAATTATCAAAACAAAATTGCTTAGAACTTTTCAATAAGTTTTCATATATCAAATTTGTTTTAGCTAGTTCACTTACTTTGATATTCCCTTTAATTTCGTAGAACAACCCGTTGATTAAACCCTTTCTATGTGAAGTATCAGTATTAAAGTCATTAGATTGTAGGGCCTCCTGTTCTTCTATTATTCTTTCATTCAGATCACTAATAAATGTATCTTGACTTTGTCCACTATTAACAAAAGTATCTATAACAAATATATTAATGTTATTAGATGTTCTAAATCTAGCACTAAACTGTTTTACAGTGTCTTTACTGGTTTCTCCTACAAATATTATATTTTTAACATTATCATTGCTGAAAGAAGTCCCCGCTGTAAAAAGATCTGTAACATACAATACTTTAGTCCCACTTGGAATAGAATGGTTATCCCTAAGATATTTATACATTGGAGTATTTTTTAAGTCTGCGTTGACTACAAAGTGACCTTTATCTTCCCCGCCACAAATAGTTGAATGGATCAATTGGTCTTGTTTAGACTTATTAAGATAAACCACTGTAAGACCATCTTCACTTGCTTCATTTATAAATTCTCTAATACTATCTTTCCTATTTTCCATAGCTACCTTCATATAAATTCTAAATAAGTTATATTTTATAGGGTATTCTTTTTGGATAAATTTTATCGTTTTTTCTTCTTTTCCATAAATTTCAAATACACTTGGAGTAGCGGTCACAAATATCATTTTTTTAAATACCTTGTTTTTTATTATCTCCTCTAAACTAGTTGTCGCTTCATATCTAAAACCTACAACTTTAAAATAATAATGGGCCTCATCAATTATTAAAATTCTTCTTTTTAATTCTCTTTCACTGATACCTCCTAGATTTTTTAGTTGGTCCACTGTGGTAAAAATTATTTGTTTATCTTTAGTAACATTTCCTATAATATTACAAATTCTATTATCTCCATGACAAGCAGTCGATATATTCTCATATCTACTATTCAATTGATTAGACATAACATCCGCAGTCATTATATTAGGAACTACTACTACAACAAATAATCCAGTATTTATAGCAACTTCACAAATAGCCCTAGTTTTTCCCGAACCAGTACCACTCTCTATTAACACGGTTTTTTCTTCTTCTGAAAAAACTCTCTCTAATTCATTCATAGCTTCAAGACTTTCTCCAATATATTTTTCAATTTTAATTTCAATTTTTTCTTTAGTTCCTGTTAAAGAAAAAGAGTCGTGATAACCGCCTTGAGCTTTGAATTCTTCCTCGTTTATTACATTGAATTTTAAGAGAGTCCTTAATTCTTCTAGTGTTTTCAATGGTTTTCCTCCCGTTGTTTTGCCAAGCATTTTGCTCCTTCATTTGTTATATAATAACACTATAAAACTATAAAGTCAACTTTTATTTGCCAAGCAAAAATAAAAAAAGGCCCTAGAGCCTTTTAATATCTACTACATCTGTGGGTTTTGTTGTTGCATTTGTTGTTGGGCCTGCATTTGTTGTTGCATCCTTAGAGTATATTCTTCAAATTCTTTATCTGTCATCCTTAAATCGAACGGTATTCCAAACTTATCATGAACATAAGTTTTCAACCTTGAAGGCTCTATTCCGCTTTGTTCTGCTACAGTTAGAACACTGGATAATAGTTGTACTGCCCCTGCTAGTTTATTCATTTCTTCTAAATCTGCCTGCTTGCTCATTTCATTAGTATATTTGAACTGAGTTAAATCAAACCCTTCTGTTGTTTCTTCATCTTCAAAAGCTACCAAATCTTTCTTCAATAATATTCTTATAGGAATAACTAGAGTTGGCTCTAATAACTCAGATTGCATTATTTCAAAAGATCCGCTCCATCTATTTCTAAAAATTCTCATTCTTTCTGAAATTTCTGTTGCTGTTCTACTTTTAGTTTCTCCAACTTGTCCTAAAGGGTTAGACATAAAGACATCCCTAATATCATTCTTAGCACTCTCTATATCATTATCAATTGGAACTAAAGTAGGTTGAGATATTATAGGTTCTAATTGGAATGTATTAGGTTGACCAGTCAATGGATCTGCTTCTCCTGTTCCACCATAATTTACATAACCTTTTTTAATCTTAACATTATGAATTAAACTTTTATCTCCCGTTGCTTTAGTTGGTGGATCTAATACTAATCCTTTTTGAACTTCTCTCTGTTCTTTAAAATCCTCTAACTCTTTAAATGCTTTTAAAGCTTGTGCTCCTAATCCAGTACCTATAACTTGGTCACTCTCAACTGACCATCTGAATACTACAAATGGATTATATTCCATTTGTTTATCAAGGATTATCTTTTCAAAACTGGTATCTGTTAATCTATAATTATAGATAGTTTCTCCATTAACTTCATTGTAAGTTGGAACTACTGACTCTATAATATCCTTAGTTAACATAGGATCTTCTGAATCTCCAAACAATTCTTCTAATTGTAGAACACCATCCGAACCAAATCTATCTTCCATCACAGACCTAGTTAATCCAAAATGAACTTTGAATGTATTGTTAGGTTTCCCAAAGGCATCTTCCCAATAATAAAAGTTGTTTAAAGGGATATATCTAAATGTGAATGGTTTGTTAATTTCTTTGGTTTCCAATACTGTATAAACACCAGTTCCAAGCAACAAACATTCCCTCAGTGATTTGGCTATTTCTACATAGTAATTTGAGTTATTTAAAAATCCAAATGCACTATCAACCATCTTTTCTAAATTTTTATTTATTGATCCTATAAGGGCCTCATTTGTAAAATCTGAACTCTCTCCATTCACTGCTTTAAAAATTACATCATCAACCTCTATCTTAGCAAATTTTTCTCCTCTAGCTAATAATGTATTCATTACAAAGTTAACAGTTGAAGTAACTTCTGTAGCGATTAAAGGTTCTACATCTTGAAACGTAGGATCAACTGGTGCTTCATCTGTAATCTGATAAGTCCTATCTGTAAAACCTAATATTTCATTATATACTGCTCTGTATGGTTCTTTTGACTGCTTAGCTAAAGTATATATTTCTTTAAAAGGTATATTTAATTCTTCCATATTCTACCTCCTAAAATTTCTGATTGATTTCAACATCTTGGTTTTTTTATTATCTACATCACTAAAATCTGATACAACTTCACTTAATCCACTTGCTTCATTTTCACTGTCTTCTACAGCTGAATCAAGTTTGGCTCTCTCTGCCTCTAAATTATCACTAAATTTCTTTTCATCCAGGGCCTTTTGTTTGTTAGCTGCCTCTACTGCTTTTTTTTCTGCTTCCGCTTTCTTAGCTTTTTTTTTCAATTCTTCCTTTTCTTTATTCCCACTAACATAATCATATGCTATTGCTCCTATATCCCAAATGCTCATCTATTCCTCCTTATAAATTTATTTCGTTATATGAATAATTACTAAAAGAATCTAATCCTTTAGAATCAACTTGAGCCATAGTGTTTGCACTTCTTTTGAAAGTGTCATTTTCATCATATACACCTAGCATTATTTCTTCTGTGGTTATATCGTTACTAGCAACGACTTCTTTATCAATTCCAGTTGTATAATCACTTATATAGCTTTGTTGTTCTACATTTCTATTATCTTTATCAGAACTACCTCTATAAGCTTCATTTGTGTACTCTTTTTCTTTTGGATCACTATAAGAATAAGCACTAGGTGAAAAGCTTTCTACACCTGCATATACTCCACCATTATCTATTACATCTTGATAATCAAAATCATAGGATGCTAGTTGTTTTTCTGCATCAGATAATCCTTCTACTTCTCCAAAACTTCCTTCCAACCTATCATAAACAGTTTTTGATAATCCTATGGGACTTCCAGTTCGATTGATAGAACTAATTCCACCTATAACATCCCCTGCAAACCTTGCTGTAGCTCCTACACCTTTTGCTACTGCATGGAGTCCACTTGCTTCTTTCCAGTCATCATAAGTAGTTTCGGAAAACATATTATTAAAGTAATCTTTTATCTCGTCTTCATCTTCAACATTATTTTTTGCATTGTAGTAAGTGTCCCACGGATTAGAAATTTTATCAACTGTATCTCCTACATCCTCAATTACATCACCTAGCTTAGTACCACCTTCTAGTTTATTCCACTCTCCTAGATTCTTAGCAGATCTTTTATCAAATTCTGCTACCGCTCTTTGATGTGTTTCACTATCATTATATTCTGCAAGACTTCCATAACTTCTAACTTTAGCTTCTTGTTCTACATAATTTTTTTCCCATTCGTTTTGTTCTTGTCGAGATTCTTTTCTCTCGCTATCATAATCTTTCTTTTGTTGTTCGGTTGCTTTAGTTCGATCTGAAACATTATAGGCATCACCGCCTTTGAATTTATCATTTTTATCGTTGTTACCACCGTAACCTCTACCATCATAATCTTGGCCTCCGCCACCCATAGGCCCATCTGACATATCCGCCATATTTACCTCCTATTAACATTTTCTCTTCTATATATAAATTATACTTGAATAAAAAAAAGAGGCCCTAGGGCCTCCAATTTGAACTATTAAAATATCTGAATTTTTCTCACTTTTTTAAGCAACTCATTAGCTTTTCTCATTTCAACATCTCTTTTTTCTAACGACTCTTTAATAGCTACCGATCTTTCCATATCCAAATCTTGATCCTCTTCCATTTCTAAAATTCCTAATTCTAATCCAACAACTACATTGTTTACTTGTTCAGTGAATCTTTCTACTCTTTCTAACCCCCTTAATGATACTTTATTTGTTTTTAAAAATTCAAACATAATCCCTCCTAAAATAACTTTCCTAACGGTTTCAACTTAGCAACTTTGAAAATAATTTTATCCTCAAAGACTCCTTCTTCTTTCCCTTCAAATATCTTAATCATTAACTCCCTTACTTGGTTATCATCATCATATAGGGCTTTGTTAAGACTGTCCATAGTTATCTTCAATCCTGAATCTATATCTCTCCCTCGACTGTGTTTATAATGGAACTCCAAGTATACTTTGAGCCTACCTTTCAACGGTTTCCCTCTGTACATTCCTTTACACAACATAGCCATTTCAAATTTGAACTCGTGGCCCTTCTCAGTCATAAACAACCAAGCTTTATCTTCGCTTTTGCCAACTCTATAACTTGCATTTACTGATGGGGGCCTTATGAAAAATTCTAAACTTACCAGTTCTTCACTCTCAATTCCTCCTTAAATAATCTTTTAATTATTTTACTCTATTCCTTCCAAAGTTAAAATACATTTTAACGATTCTGAATATTGAATCATATGAGATAATTGTGTAGTTCTAACCCCAAATACTTTTTTAGATAAAAAATTTGAAACTCCTTCAACTTCATTTGCTAAAAAAATTTGTAAAGCTTTAATTTTCGTATCTAATTCTTTTTTTTCCTCTATTACCCTTAACATATGCGGTTTTATTTCTTTTTTATTCATTTCTAACCCCCCCAAAAACAGTTTCTTAGTTTCCATTTATTTAATTTTCATCAGAAAACCAATAATTCAGATCTTCACAGTCATCACATATTTTCTCTCCTTTCTTTTTAATTTCATCAACATTTAATTCTTTCCCGCACTGTTCACAAAACATAACTTCCTCCTACCTAAATAAATAATAAAAAAGAGAGATAAAAATATAAACATCTAAGATCAAGGCCCACACAAACATCATTTCAAACATATCTGAAACTTTAACTGCTAATATAGAAATCAATATAGTTATCATAATTCTCACCTCACTTTTTTTCTAAATTTTTGCTCCTAATGAATCTAATATTGTAATAAAGTAATAAATAGATACTAAATTAATCGTTAATATAAATAAAACATATTTTGAGTCCCATTCTTCTGTTAAAAATAATGATAACAATATACAAACTAAATTAATAACCGTTACTAATCCTATAAGGAAAGCCATTAATAGTTTTCCAATTGTCTTTGGAAATTTATATCTCTTTTTCTTAAATAAGCTTCTACTATCTCATCCGAGTCTTCAAAAAGATCATTTCCTAGAGATAACACAAAATGTAGAACATCTATGTATTCCTCTTTAGTTCTTCCAACACTAGGGCCTTTCTTACTCCAATATTTAAAACCTCTATGTTCATTGGCCATTTCAGATACTTCTACTGATAATGCCATCATCCTATGGTTTATCATTTCTTCCTTAGTACAACTTACTGGATTATTTAATAATATTGCTTTATCTAGTTCCTCTTGTAATTTTAATAGTTCACTAAACTTAATGCTTTTTCCTAAACCTTCTTCTGTAGATCTCATTAAATTTCCTCCTTAACAATTTCATAATTATCCCATTTTTTAGTTCTTATTCCAGTATAAGATGTCTTTCCATCTTTAAAACAATATAATCCATCATTAAAATGTGAAAAGTGTCTAATTCTCACATCTTCATCACCAATATCCCATACTTTTAGGACGGTATTAATTTTTAATTTTGGAAGTGGTTTTTTCGGAATTTCAAACTTTATCTCATCCCAAAATAGAGATTGATACAAATCGATATCTAATTCTCTAAAGTCCTTAGTAAAATCAACTTCACCACATATAAATTTTACACATATAGGATAACTTGATTTTCCTATCTTACTTATATTCTTTACTTTTCCCCACCCATGTCTTACTGACCATAATTCATCTCCTACTTTAACATCATATTCCTTAAACACTTTTAATTTCCTCCTCTCTCCTCAATATTTCAATAACTTCGTGTATGTTTTTACGATCATAATATTTGGTTCCTACAAACTGGATCGCATAAAATGTATCAATAGAATATATTTTTTTACCTTCTTTATCAATTTTAAACGAAATTACATAGTTAGGTTTGTTAGGTTCAAACTCTTTTTCTAAAATATGATCTACCTTAGGTGCTTTTCTAATTTTAATTAATGAGGGCCTTTCTTGACTCAAAATACCTCTACCATCTGAATAATATATATTGTCAAAAAGTTCTGCTCCTTTTTCAACTGTTATATATGAAATATTAGTTTTGATCCTTTTTATTTTTTTAACTTTTAACCATCCAAAGATTACATCTTGGACACTGTCCCCAACTTCTAATTCTTGAAAATCAAATTTAATTTCTGAATCACCTGCAGGTATCCTTTCGGCCATATCCCTGCTTATCTGTTTTTTCATAAATTTTGCAAGACTTCTATCTTCATTTATATATTTACCATTCAAAACCAATACCTCCCTCGATTGCTTATAAATTCCAATCAGTTTTCTTTAATTCCAAAGTTATTTTATCAACTTTATTTACCTTAATTCTCATCTTAGCTATGACCTCATCAGTTATATTATCAAAATAAAATAAGATACCGAAAATAAATTTAACTTTAATTAAAGGCCCTTCACTTTCATCATAACCTTTAAAAGCTAAATATGAAGCTAATAGTGCCGTTAATTCGGGTTTAATTTTCTCCTTTGCTATCTGTAATTCTTTTCTTCTCCTTTGCATCCTTCTTTTCTTTCTACTACTCATTTTTGCCTCCCTTATTGCCAAGCTATCTAACTAATATAATTATACTACCTTTTTATTTTCGTTGCAACTCCTAATCTCAAATTATCTTGTTCTACAATAGATGAGCCAGTACTACCAGTGTTTATAGCCTCAAAAAATATTTTTTTCTTTGAGTCAATATATTTTTTATAAAAGAAATAGGCTACAAGGTATTCCAATGAGTCGGCCAAGTTACTTGCAGACTTACCTTTCCCATGATTAGGGATATAAATTATCTCTCCAGTACTTGGATCTCTCTTATATTCATATTCCTTTAATTTTCTAAGGATCAACTTAATAACTGGTGTGTCCTCAAATAATATATCTCCTTTTTGCATACAAGTCCTAAGACACTCTATCAATAAATTTACTGGTAAGGGCCTTAACCTTATAACTTTAAATCCTGCTTGAATATAATAAGAGGCCCTAGACACTAACCTTGTTAATCCGTCTTGTCTATTAGCTACATCATGTGGCATAATTAGTAGAACATTCTTTTTCATTAATCCTAGATCA